ACTCTTTCATTTCTTTAATAAAGATTTTCGTTTTTAACCTAAGTAAAATCTAAATCTAATAAAATTAATTTAAATAATGAATACATTTGAATATTTACAAAATAAAGTCTCAGAATTTTCTAAAAAGAAAAACATTTGGAAAGGTACCAGATTTGAAAGTGTGCGAGATTTAACGTGTGATGAAACGGGTGAAGTGGGAGAAGATATGATACATTCAATATGCAAACAAAGCTCGATTGAATGTATATGGGATAATAAAAAACTTTCAAGTTTAAACGATGACGGGAAGGTATATGACATGCTCATTGGTGGGAAGAAAATCGAAGTGAAGACAGCAAGACTTGGAGAGCATGGTTCATTTCAACATGAAAGTCTTAGAAATACAGGTGAAAGTGATTTTTGGTTATTTGTTGATATTGCTCCAAGTGATATATACATAACAGTTTTAAAAGATTTTGATCTTTCGTCAAATGATAAACACCCTATTTTAGGGAAAAAACCTCATTTAAGGAAAAAAGCAATCGATCAATATAAACTCGATTTTTCTAAAAAAACGTTAGAAAAATGTATAACAGCTGGTATAACCATTAAAATATCCGAAAATGAAGACAATTCTAAAATTGGTGAGTTTTTATACACTAAAATTATAGCTGAACCAGTTCAATTAGAGATTGATGAATTGACGAAGTCCTTAAATTATAAGCTGAGTTTGTTGACATGAAACTAACTTCACCCCATTTAATAGCATTTGCCTTTTTAATCATATCATCTACATCTTTATTAAAAACAATACCATACCCTCTACGCCCAGGTAAATCCTCAAAGGATGTATACACTTTCATGTTTTCTTTTCCAAAACACGTTGACGGTAAATAAATATGACACTTCCCTATCATATTTTTATTTCGCGTCGATGAAACTGTACCACCGTCAGACATTGAGTATATTTTTAAATGTGTATCGTCCATTTCCCGTATCATATATTCAGGATTTTCCGTATATTTAGACCATATTTGAAATACTCCGTTAACTTTTGTGCGTTCTCCATCTGGTGAATGAAACATCCCAGACAATTTTTCACTAAATATTAGATTGTATTTTGATACCCTTTTCCTAGGAGATCCTTTACCATCACTCTCAAACAATTGAGGGAGTATCAAACATACGTAATCAGAAAAATCGTACGAGTGGTTTATAAAATTAAGTGCTAAATGCCCTCTCAAACCAAAAGGTGGATTCCCAAAAACTATATATTTTCGATTTAAATCATCTGGATTCCACGACAGGTAATCGCGTTTTATAACACCAGGGTATCTAGGTTCTATATCTATACCAATAGTACTCTTTGGTAAAACTTTCATGAAACTTCCGTCACCCGCAGATGGTTCTATAAACGTATATTCATTTATATTAATTTTAACTATTTCGTTAAACTTTTTCCAACACTTTTCTGCCATATCATTCGGGGTAAAAAACTGATCCTTTTGTTTATAAGTAAAATGAGTATAATCTATATCCCTACCTAATACCTTATGTAAATCAAACGTATAATTAGAGGGAACGGAGCATAATGAAATCCATCTATTTATAGTACCATTAACTATATTTAGTTTTTTGGCTATATATGAAACAGAATGTTCTTTGAGACATTCTTGAAGTAATTCATATGTCATATGTGTTATATTCTGGTTGTATCTTTAATTATAATTTTTATGTATAGTTATGATAAGATGATACTTGCGGTACTTCTCATTATCATAAACATTGTCATATTCATCAATGTGAAAGAACCAGAAAAATTAACAGAGGTTCGTAAAAAATACAGGACACTCAGGGAACACTTGAAAGATACCAATAACGAGGAATTCAAAATGTTATACAAGGAAATTCCAATTACAGCGTATCGACGAATGAATGGGGCTATAGGATATAACGTAAACAAAGGAGGTAGTATTGGATTATGTATAGATGGTGAACCTAATGAGATATTCCATGTATTATTACATGAACTCGCACACTGCACTGTCAATGAATATTCTCATAGTAAAGAATTTTGGGATAAATTTGATAAACTTAGAACAATGTGCGTTTCAATTGGAGTATACCAGGAAATACCACAGAGAACTGAATTTTGTGGTAAGCATATTCAGGATAAATAATCTATGTTATTAATAAATGCAATCCTTAGGTGATTTGTTAAAAGCATACATTTTGTTAAATACTTTACTTGCAACTTCGAGTGCACCCCTAATTATGAACGATAAATGGATAAATATGGTCCTTATAATGGTTATTATACCAGTAATGATGAGTATGTTACCACGCGGTGGTAACTTATTTGGTCGTTTAGCGATAGATGCTCCATTTTTAATGATGGCATCTTTAATCGGTTTGGGTAGCGTCGCGGGTTTGGCGAAAATAAATAGACGTGTTGAAACAGATTTTAAAAATTATGGTAAAACCACGAAAAGTACAGGAACTGTCGTAGGACTTCGCGCAGCAGGATTACTGTTGGGTTTTCTTATTTCTTATTTTTTATTTGGTAAAAAAATGTATAAACATTACAATACCATTTAAGCATATCGTCTAGCAATGTAAAATGCAAGAGCAGCGACTGCACCAGTCGAGGCTAATCCAACTGCACTTCGGTTCCCATGATCGTTCAAAAACGATGGAACGAAATTTGCAAGTTTTTCCTGTACAGGCTTACTAATTGCTATCGCAGCACACACCGCAACAATGAGTGCTTCGAACTGGTCGTCAGTAAGGTTGAATGGATTTTTAGATTCGGTTTTTTTATCAGTAGCCTGTTGAACTGCTGGCTGTTGTGCCGCCATCATTGGGGCTTGCATTTGCATTTGCGTCATTCTTGGGTCAACGCTTCCCATTGGTGGTTCGAGTGGATCTTCGGCTTGACCCATTATATCGGAAATTGAAGTAGAGTCCATTGTCTGTTTATTTTCACTCACATTTTTTTCTTGCGTAATATTCGGCACAAAATTTGTACTTTTATGTGCGTTTAAATCTACCATACCATCACTGTTATCAGAAAGGTTCAATGTTCTAACGTCTGTTGCCATTTATATCTGTATATGTTTTTCATTTTAAATTATTGCGCATCATCCTGAAGAGTGTATGTCGGATATAAATACCCAAACGTCTGTACTATTCGAGGTAAATCTCTCGTCTTTTCTGGATCAGACATATCATTTTCTAAATGAATTGTCTGTTTATCATGACATACATCGACTAATATACGATACCCACTACCTTCACCTGTTGTAACTACTTCATCTTTGGGAAACCTTGTGGTAACTTTAATCATTTCATCACGAAAAGGTATATACTGAGGTAATAATGGTGGCTCTGGTAATATATGTAAAGCTGTACCTACTCTTCTGGCAAAAATTCGAATCATTTCTTTTTTGTAACTTTAAATGGTGTGTTCTTTTTAACTAAATTTGGGTTACCTGCTTTAATATTACCATGTTTTGGATTGAACATTTTCTTATGCGTTTGCCAATACTGGGGGGCACCCACTTTAAAGTTTTTCCTAAGTTTTGCTTTATACCAAAACACACAATCCTCTATTTTATTACTCTTAGATGTATTATCCAATACCAGACATTCATAGTTTTCCGTACACGAATCCATCACTCTATTAAACATCTCAAAATTCGGAAAAATACCAAAAAAGTTTTTAAATAACTTTTCTCTATTTTGGATAATGTTTTCACGTAAAATAAATATGTAATCAATATTTGCCCTGAGTGCTGGAGGTAAATCCATACAATACTGCATTGTTAACATGAAAAATATCTTCCAATGTCTCCCATTCATAAAGCATTGGCGAATACACGTATCTTTCATGAACTTCGAATCATACATACAATCATCTAAAAGTAGAAAAGCCCCACAATTTTGTCTTCCTGCACCAACAAGCTTTCTTTGTCTTTCCATAACACGTTCAATTGCTTCTCTATCATAATCACCATAAATGAAAAGGTCTGGTATATATTGCTGATAATAATGATTACCTTCTTCTGTTGCTGATAAAACGATACCCGCTGGTAAATGTTTTTTATGATACAGAATATCAGTAACAAGTGTTGATTTACCCGTATTACGTTTACCGATAAAAACACAAACTTTATCGTCTGCCATATTTTCGGGTTTGAATTTTCGTAACTGAAGATTCATCTGTATTATCGTGTCGTTTTATTTCATAAAATTTTACTCACATAAAGTAATAATGGCTGGACGTCTAAATATTGCTGCCACGGGTATCCAGGACCAGTGGTTTACTGGTGAACCTGAATTTTCATATTTCCTGATGAATTTTAGACGGCACACCAAGTTTTCAGTTGAAGCTATAGAAACACCGTTTGATGGTGATATAGATTACGATACAATTATAGAATGTCGTATACCTCAAAATAAAGGGGATCTCATTCGAAGTATGATGCTTAAGTTTACTTTACCACAGCCAACTGCAGCCAATCAATCGTTTACCGTAACTGCTTCTGGTGGTAAATATTATATAGATGGCGTTCAACAAGATACACTTACACTTTACGTAGGTGCAACGTATACATTCAACAATGCAAGTCATCCAACACACCCATTTAGGTTTTCTACAACGGCACCCAGTTATTCTGATTACACAACTGATGTTACCAATCCGGGTACAGCTACAGTCACGTTTACACCCACTTCAACTACACCATCTATTTTATACTATTACTGTGCTGCACACGCCGGTATGGGTGGTCAGATAAACGTGAAAAGTCTTCGATACCGAAAATCTATAGGATCTCAAATCATAAAATACGCCGACCTCGTCATTGGTGGTCAGGTAATTGAACGTTTAACTGGTGATTACATGTACATGTACGATCAAATACATAACAATAAAGATGATATAGACCAAACACTTTATTTTTTAACCGGTCACGATAATTACATACCAGTGTCATATGACTGGGATTATAACATACTCTTACCTTTTTACTTTTTCAGACACCCAAGTTTGGCTATACCTGTATGCGCTTTAACAAAACAGCTCGTAGAAATACGTATACAGTTTAAAAAGGTTGAAGATGTAGTTGTATCATATAGTAATGGTACTATATCCGAACCACCTTCAGGTGTATATTCACCAATTAAAGAAGTTTCACTCGTAACAGATTTCTATTTCGTTACGGAAGATGAAAGAAATTTTTTATTAACTCGTCCAATTGAATATGTTATTACACAGCTACAGCTATCTCAATTTAAATTCAAAGCGGGTGAAACTAAAAAATCTGGTATGCTTAATTTCAAAAACCCAATAAAGGAAATGTTTTTCATAGCTGAGAGTGAAGACGTTCATAAACTTTGTCCTATAAATAACGTTACTATGAAATTTAATAATAATACAATCATTGATGCCGATAATTTAATGTTAAGTTATGAACAACCTTTAAAATATTATACGGGTATTACTGGAAATGATTTTGGGGTTTATAGTTTTTCTATGAAACCTGAAACATATTATCCTACAGGTCAGATAAATATGAGTAGAATATCACATAACCTAATAGAAATTGAACTCGATTCACCGGATGTAAATTTCGCACACAATGTAAAAGTATATGCTGTAAACTATAACGTTTTACGTATAAATAGTGGTTTAGCAGGTTTGAAATTTTAGTATGAAGAAATATTAGTTTAAAATTTTAGTGAGTTATACTAGTAATGGCTGGTCGTGTTCAGTTACAGACATCAGGTCCACAGGACGCTTTCTTTACGAACGACCCCGAATATACATATTTTATAAAAAATTTTCAAAAGCATACCAATTTTGCACCATTCTTTGTCGATTTAGACGTTGAAGGTGAAATTGAATTTGGAAATACTATACGTTGTACTATTCCCCAAAACCAAGGTGATCTTCTTAAAACTGTAAGTTTAAAATTTGAATTAAATGATATTGAACAAAGGACGTATGGTCCTTATTCCGGAACAGGGTATGTTGAATCCATTGGGCATGCTATGATTGATTATGTAGAACTTCTTATTGGTGGTCAGGTTATTCAACGTATCCCAAGGGATTTCTTAGCTATTTATTCGGATAATTATATAACACAAACAAAACAACATAATTTATCTAAACTCATTGGTAAACCACCATTGGAACTTTCAGGGACACAAGTAAAAGATTTAAGTATAATTGGATATCTTGGTAATGCAACTTCACCTAAAAAGTATTTTGTCGATATACCATTTTATTTTTACAATAACCCCGAACTCGCTATACCGGTATGTGCCATAACAGAACAAGAAATTGAAATTGTTATTAAATTGAGAAACGTACAGGATTGTATATACAATAAATACGATAATATACATCCAGTTTACCCAACTCCAGAACAAAAACCAACGGGACTCATTAAAAATTTAAAAATAACAACCGAAATGGTATCCA